AGAAAAGTGGTGTGGTAATGAATAATGCAATATTGCAAGCTAGGAAGCAACACAGAAAAGCTATTGAAAGTACGTATGAACATACCTGTACAATTATAGAATATCAAAAGGTCAAAGATGTAGTCACTAAGGTTACAAGTTCAAAAGAGGTTATTGTGTTAGAGGATAAACCTTGTAAGCTTTCTTATTCCACTGTGAAGAGTGCTACAGAGACTGAAAATGCTTCAGCACTACAACAAGTAGTTAAGTTATTTATTGCTCCTGAGATAGTTATTAAAGAAGGTTCTAAGTTATCTATTACAAAAGATAATAGAACAGCAGAATACAAAAATAGTGGAGTACCTGCAGTATTTTCCTCACATCAAGAAATAGTCTTAGAATTATTTAAAGGGTGGGCTTAATATGGGTAAATGGGGACGTTGTGATTTTAAACAACTTAAAAGACTTCATGAGAAAATGCAAAAATTAGATGTTAATCAGATAACTGAAATTTGTACATCTCTAGTAAATGAACTATCTGCAAGACTATTGAGGAAGGTTATAAAACGTACACCAGTAGGACAATATCCTAGTGGTAGTGGAAAAGTAGGTGGAACACTCAGAAGAGGTTGGACTATTGGAGAAATAGCTAAAATAGGTAATACCTACGAAGTAGAAATAATAAATCCAACTATGTATGCATCTTATGTAGAGTTTGGTCACAGAACTAGAAATCACACTGGATGGGTAAGAGGTAGATTTATGATGACTATTTCAGAAAAAGAATTGGAAGTACAGGCAGAAAAGATCATAGAGAAAAGAATCATGCAATATTTGGAGTGGTGTTTCAATGGTCAATAAGATAATAACTGGAATATCCCAGAAGTTAGATTCAGAATTTAATTCATCAAGTGATGATTATGAAATCTATACTGAAGAAGTAAAACAAGACTTTCAGGAGCCTTGTTTTTTTATTACCCTTTTAAGCTTAGATCAAAGCCAGATTGTAGGTAATAGATACTCAAGAATACAACCTTTTGATATTCAGTATTTTCCTAGTACAACGGATATAAATTCAGAAATCAACGAAGTCACAGAAAGACTTACAGAAGTCTTGGAGTATATAACAGCTAATGGAGGCCTTGCAAGAGGCACTGAAATGAATGCTGAAACAGTTGATAATGTACTTCATTTCTTTATTAATTACAACATGATAGTCAAGAAAGATATTGCTAAAGAAGACTCCATGGAAAACTTGAAAGTTAATACAGGATTGAGGTGATAATATGACAGTAAAAAAGTCGGCTCCAGAAGAAAAAATAATAAAATTCACAAAAGAACAGATTTTAAAAAGTAAGAATTACAGAACTAAAAGGGATTTAATTAATGCCCTTTTAGTTAATGGTAGGTCTTATAAATTAATTGACGTTGACAAAATGATAGAAAGTTTTATGAAAGAAGGTGTAAAATAAATGGCTTTAGGTGGAGGAACATTTCTTACTCAAAATAAAGTGTTACCAGGTGCTTATATAAATTTTGTAAGTGCTAGTCGTGCTAGTGCTATCCTATCTGATAGAGGTTATGGTGCTATGCCCTTAGAATTAGATTGGGGTGTAGATGATGAAATATTTACAGTGGAAAGTGAAGACTTAAAAGAAAACTCTTTAAAAATATTTGGATATGATTATACACACGATAAGTTAAAAGGTATTAGAGATCTATTTAAGAATTTAAAAACAGGTTACTTATTTAAATTAAATGGTGGTGTTAAGGCCAGCAATACTTTTGCTACTGCTAAGTATAAAGGAATCAGAGGTAATGACATAAAGATTATTATTGCAGTTAATATAGATAATGCAGCTAAGTTTGATGTGACTACACTTTTAGATACGACAGTAGTTGATACACAAACAGTAGCTATTGCAACTGAATTAATTAGCAATGACTTTGTAGACTTTAAAACAACTGCAACATTAGTTGCTACAGCAGGTATAAGTCTTACAAGTGGGACAAGTGGAACTGCAGTAACTGGAACTGAGTATCAGGCGTTCTTAGATAAAGTAGAAAGCTACTCGTTTAATGCTCTTGGTTGTCTTTCTACTACAGGCACGATTATTGATTTATTTGTTGCATTTACAAAGAGAATGAGAGACGAAGTGGGGGCTAAGTTCCAAACAGTAGTTTATAGAACTTCAAGCGACTATGAAGGTATTATATCTCTTGAAAATACTATTTTTGATAGCGATGCAAATGCAGCATCTTTAATTTACTGGTTAACAGGAGCTGAGGCAGGATGTGAAATTAATAAGACAGTTACTAACAAGAAATATGATGGAGAATTTACTGTTAATACAAATTACAAGCAAATTCAATTATCTGATGCCATTAAGGCAGGAAAGTTATTATTTCATAAAGTTGGAGCTGAGGTTCGAGTATTAACAGATATAAATACCTTTGTATCATTCACAGATGAAAAGAACAGCGATTTTGCTAGTAACCAAACTGTAAGAGTATTAGATCAAATTGCTAACGATAATGCTGCTTTATTTAATACGAAGTACCTCGGTAAAATTCCTAATGATAAATCAGGAAGAGTTTCTTTGTGGAGTGATATTGTAGCTTATAATAGACAATTAGAACAAATTAGAGCTATAGAGAACTTTGATGCTGCAAGTGTAGTAGTTGACCAAGGAATTACAAAAAAGAGTGTTGTTATAGGGCAAAATGTAACAGTAACAAATGCAATGGAGCAGTTATATATGACTGTTGTTGTTGCGTAGAGAAGGGAGAGTGTAAAAATATATGGCTAATCAAACTATGAATGCAAAAGACGCGGTAAGTGGTTCACAAGCAGAGTGCTTTATCACAATAGGTGGAACTAGGTATAATTTCATGCAAATTATTAAATTTGAATCTAAAATCGATAAAACAAAAACTAAAGTACCAATTTTAGGAAAGACAGGTAAAGGAAATAAGGCAACTGGATGGGAAGGGACTTTCACTGGAACAGCACATTACAATCAATCTATAATGAGAGAAATGTTATTGAAGTACAAAGAAACTGGTGAAGATACGTACTTTGATGATCAAGTAACTAATGAAGATCTTTCATCATCGATTGGGAGACAAACTGTAATTCATAAAGGCTGTAACTTAGATGGTGGAACACTAGCTAAATTTGATGCTGATGCAGATTATTTAGACGAAGATATTAATGGAACATTTGAAGATTTTGAAATTCCAGAAACATTTAGTATGCTTGCAGGCATGGAATAAAATAATTAAAATTTAGAGGGTGCTTTTAAGCGCCTTTTTATTATGGAAGGATGATATTATATGAGTAATAATTTAAGTATGTTTTTAGCAGGTAATGCTATAAAAGAGGAAGTTGTTAAATATGTAGCTTCAAATAGATTCGTAGAGCATATTAAAAATGGAGAAACTGGAGAAACAACTACAAAACCCACTGAATGGGAAATAGCTTGTATCACATCAGATGAAGATGAAGCAATAAGAAAATCATGTACTAGAAAAGTACAAGTACCTGGGAAGAAAAATATGTTTTTGCCTGAGACTGACTATAATGCTTATTTATGCAAGTTAGCAGTAAGATGTACTATTTTCCCAGATCTTAATAATGCAGAGTTACAGGACAGTTATAAAGTAATGGGTGCGGATAAACTATTACAAACAATGCTAAAACCAGGCGAATATCAAGATTATTTAAAAAAGGTTCAAGAAGTGAATGGTTTCGATGTAGGAACTGAAGAGTTGGTGGATGAAGCAAAAAACTAATAAATGAAGGTGATAACGAATCTACCTATGCACACTATTGCCTTCATAAACTCCATAAGTTCCCTAATGAATTTCTTAATCTTAGTAGAGAAGAAAAAGCTTTTGTAATTGCATCTATTAGTATAAAAACTGAAAATGACAAAGAAAAGGCTAAGGAAGCTGAAAGAAAGGCTAAGAGGAAATAGAAAAATATACATATTTGTTATATACTATAATAAATATGTATATTAGGGGGATAATAATGAGAGGATTTTGTTCGAACTGTAATAACAAATTAAAAGAAGATGCTAAGTTTTGTGATAAATGTGGACAAAAAATAGATGACTCAAATACAGGGAATGTGATAGGAAACATAAATTCACAAAAGATAATGAAACCCAAAAAGAAAAAAGGCTGTCTAATATCAATATTATTAGTTATATTTATTCCGGCATTGATGGTATCACTTTATATGCCCCAAAGTGCAAAAGTTCCTAAAAGTATCGGGGACATTATGGAAGAAACAAATTCTAATAAGGAACAGGCAACTCAGATAAATAGCATATTAGAACAATGCAATATAAAAAATGTCAAAGAAATAAGCCATGATGACATACTGGATAATGCATATGGTGGAAATGAAAAAGGATATAGATTAAAAACAGATTCGATTAATAACATAGTTGTCTATCTGCGGGATGACAGCACAGTATTGGAAATAAAATATGCTGATAACACACTTTATGATAATAATGAAGCTGTATCGAAACTTTCAGATTTTACATTTACATTAGATGAAAAAAGTAATTTACAAATAAATAGCCAAAAGATGGTGAAAGACTTTTTAAAATCACCATCAACAGCGGATTTCCCTAATATATCAGAATGGAAATTTCATAAAGATAGAGAAAAAATAATAACTCAATCTTATGTTGATTCACAAAATTCGTTTGGGGCTATGATAAGAAGTGAATTTCAAATAACACTTACACCAGATGGAAAAACAGCAACATCATTAATAATAGATGGGAAAGAGTATACAAATAAATAATATTTTTGGGTAAAGCACTTACTAAATTTGTAGGTGCTTTTATTACGCCATAAACGCTAAGAAAGGAGGTTAGACTATGGCTACAATCAGAACCGCAGTTCAAATGGTGGATCAAATGTCACCTGTTGTTCGAGGTATGACAAATGCTCTCAATATTTGCATAAGTTCATTTGAAAGCATGCAACGCGCATCTAGTAATGCAGTTGATACTGCGAGTTTACAAGCAGCGAGAAGAGAATTGGCAGGTGCAGAAGCTTCTTTCAATGAAGTAGAAAGAAGTATAAATAATTCTAATAATGCTCAAAATCAGCTCAATCACTCTATGCAAGAAGGACATAGTCATGCTAATAATCTACTGGATACAATAAAAGGCGTAGCGGTGGGTATGTTAGCAGCTAAATTAGTAATGGTAGGTATTCAGGCTATTGTTGATGGGTTTAAGGCATCAGATCAATTAGTTCAAACTAGAGCACGTTTAGGGTTAATTAACGATGGATTGAGAACTACAGATGAGTTACAAAATATGATATTTCAATCTGCACAGAGATCAAGATCTTCTTACACCGATACAGCTAATGTAGTTGCTAAGCTTGGAATATTAGCAAAAAATGCATTTGGTTCTAATGAGGAAACAGTAGCATTTGCTGAACAGATGAATAAGCAGTTCAAGATTGGCGGTGCATCTATCGAAGAACAAACAGCAGGTATGTACCAATTAACGCAAGCCATGGCCTCAGGTAAATTACAGGGTGATGAATTTCGTTCTATCATGGAAAATGCCCCATTATTGGCTCAAGCTATTTCAACTTATACAGGAAAAACAATGGGAGATTTAAAAAAGATGTCTGCAGAAGGGGAAATAACAGCAGATATTATTAAGAAAGCTCTATTTAGCACAGCAGCAGAAACAGAAGAAAGATTTGCCAAGATGCCTAAGACAATAGGGGAATCATGGATAAGTATTAAAAATCAAGCATTAATGGCTTTTCAACCGGTATTGCTAAAGATTAATGAAGTAGTTAATAACCCTAATTTCAATACAATGGTGGCAGAAATAGTTTATGGTTTTTCTTTAATGTCTATAGTTATTCTAAGTGTAATTAATACTATGGCAAATGTAGGCGCATTTTTTCAGAGCAATTGGGGGATTATTGAACCCGTATTATGGGGCATTGTAGCAGCATTGATTGTCTATAATGCAACAATGGGAATCGCATGGTTAACAACAATTAGAAGTGCAGTCGCTCTAGCTATTAAAACAGTAGCGTCATGGGCAGAGACAGCAGCAATAATTGCAATGACATTAGCACAAGATGGACTAAACGCAGCTTTAGCATTGTGCCCTATTACTTGGATAATTATGGCCATTATTGCTTTGATAGTTATATTTTATTTAGCAGTAGCTGTAATAAATAAATTTGCGGGAACAAGTTATTCTGCAACAGGGATTATTGCCGGA